CGTTGTGACCAAAGTGTGATCGTGTGCCAGCGTCGGATGCAACTGCGAAAATTCTACACAGTGGCGAATCAGCGCACGGTCCTTGTATGGTCTATCGCTCCATTTCACCTCCACCATCCACTGAGGTTTCTGGCTGTTCGCGGCCAATGAAACGATATCTATCTCACCAGTATTCCATCGTGCATAATAAAGCTCTGCTTTTTCACTGTGCTGCCATTGACTAAAAATCGCCGTTTCCGTGAGATTGCCCATCGTCTCCGCGTCATGGCTGACTTGCCCAAACAACGCTGCTCGCATCGAGGGGTTCGTCAAGTAAATCTTGAAACACATCGCGCGCTTAAAACGCTTCGCATTTTGGTCAATGCGTTCAATGCGGCGAATCAAAAACGCCGCATCCAAATATTCCAAATACCGCTTAATCGTATTTTTGGCGACACCAGAACTTTTCGAAAGTTCCTCAAGAGACACTTCGTTTCCCGTATTGTAAGCCAGTACGGTGAAGAGACGATTTAGCTCTTGAATGTCAGATATTCCATACAGACTCGGAAGATCGCGGAGCAAGACTTTGTCGATAATGTCACTTTTAATATATTGACCGGGATCGGATTTAACCGTGTCCGAGAATACCGCCTCTGGATAACCACCATAATTGAGATAACAAATGAACTCCTTATTAAGTTCATCGATATCTGTGCATGCGTAGCTATGCCTTCCATTTAGTCCTTCCGTTTTATTTATTAAGATATCTTCCTTGTTAACAAATTGAAGATACTCCGCAAAAGTTAATGGCGGCAAAACAAATTCACTGAATCGACCCGCTCCCGATTCATTGCTTTTCATACGTAACGCAGCGGCAGCCGATCCGGTAGCAATGAATTTATAGGAAAAATAGGAATCAACCAGTGATTTTAAGTGTACCTCCCATCCTTTAAGATATTGAATCTCATCGAAGAAAATATAAATTTCACTATCTTTGGTTAGATTCAATAAATCGACGTACATTTGTACGATTTTGTCTAGCCGTAAGCCCGTGTAGAGCGGTGTTTCCAGCGAGAGATACAGAATGTTCTTACCGTTGACGCCACTACGGAGAAGCGCTTCGATGGCGTGATAAACCATGACAGTCTTTCCGACGCGCCGCGGACCCATGAGGACCACCGCACGTTGAATAGACCTATCGGTCACAGAGCGCAGAAAAGGCGCAAAGTACTTGCGCCGCGGCATCTTCGCATATGTGACACGGTCTGGCGCTGGATCAGCCCACCACGGGTTATCAAATCTCAGACGCCCAACGATTTCTTCCCCAGATATTTCAAACATCGCCCCTCCTAAGATCAGCACGCTGACGTTGATTGTCATGCACTTTTTGGTTAAGGTCAATGCTCTGATCTTATTTCGATCGGATCGCCATCAACTACCTGTGAGGATGCGCGGTCCCGCCGCCAGATGGTTCGACCGTCGGTCCAGGTAACAATCGATGCGCCCCGCTTTCTGTGTATCCGAGGCCACATGGCGCGCGATCCTCTCCCGCCTCTTTAGAAGAATTCGGGGCCATCTACGTGGACGATTCTGATCGCTTGATCGCGTACGCCTTGAAGCGCACCACCTCGTCGCCGATCCAGTCGTTGAGCTGTTCAAAGCGCCGTTGCAAAGGCGTGATTTCATTTGCACCGAATACCTCGGCGGCCGTGTTAGCTGCGCCGAATCCGCCGGTATTGCTCGGCACGATACCGATAAGCTGCGGGGGTACGCGATGCGCCGCGAGCAAGTCGTCGCGCGTGACATTCTTGATGTTGAAAAACTCGTCTTTCGCCGTGACCTCGGAAACAGGAATGAGCTGGATGCCGTCTTTCTTGCCGTTCGGCGCGTACATGAACAGGTTTCGGAAGTTGCCCGGTCCCTTACTGTTTTTCAACGCCTCGCGCATCTTGTCGACGTCGCTTTGACTCTGCGCCGCATCGGTCATGTACAGGATGAAACCGGCGTGCGAACCATTCTCGTAATACTTGCGACGAAAGAGCGTTGCGGACTCGTTTAACCAGGCAGAGTGCAGGGCGCCGAGATATTCAGGCAAGCCGTACACCTCCTGGTTAATGTCCGGTTCGATCAAGTGATGCACCGAACCCGGCTCGAACTCGTGTTCAAGCTGCTGCAAGCCGTTGAGCTGCACGAACCGTTGCAAGTCGATTCGACGCCGAACGTATTTCGCCGGCGCGCGTTTGAGCGCGAGCGTGTTGCCGAGCCTTGCTTTTCTCTGCTCGATATACGCGTTGCCGAACGTGAGGAAATCGAGCGCCCACTTGTCGAATTCCTCGCGCGTGAGCAACTTGTGCGGAATGAACGTGGACGAAAGCACGTTGCGTTTGAAGTAGATCGCCGAGCCGTGATGCACGCCGGCGCGAAACGTCTTTGCCAGTCCAGACCATGACACCGGCGGCTCGTACCAATCGCCGGCCGCCCACGCTTGCACGTAGTCAAGGATTTCGGCCCGGTCCATCACGGGCACTGGATCGTCGAACGTGAAGGCCTCGGCCCTTGCCGGCGTCGACGTGGCCGCCGGCGACGTGCTCGATGCGTGAATGCTGCGCTTGCGATTGCTCATTAAGAGAACTCCATAAAGCCGGTATTGTTTGCGGTCACACCCTCTAGGGGCTCGTTATCGAGCGCGTGCAGGCACGCCCAGGCTAGATCGGCATGTCCTGTTTCCTCGCTGCGGCTCGCCTCATACGTCACTTTCCGGCCGCTTGCCGTCATGGTTTTACGAATCGCCATGAACGATTGCGCAAGGTCTGTCCAACCGGCATCGAATTCGAGCCGGCCCTTGCTGATGACCGACAAGCCTTTCAGCACGAGCCGGCCCTTAACTTCTGGCGAATAGTTGAGCGCGACCGCGCTCGGATAGAACTGTTTGACGAGCTGGTAAACGCCCTGGCCGATCCCTGTCGTATCGATCGACATATATGCGACGTTGTATTGCTTCGCGATGGCGTGGATCGCGTCGGCCTGCGCCTCGAAATCCATGCCGCGAAACTGCTGTTTGTGCAGCACGCGAAACTTGCCCCCTGGCACCGCCGGCGGGGCGACGACGACAAGGCCGGCTGAGTCACCGGAAAGCGCTGGATCGTAGCCAACCCATGCCGGCCGAAAGCCGAAAGGGCGGGGCGCGAGCGGCTTGAAATCGTCGGTCCATTCTTCCCACGAGTCGACCATGCAACGTTGCAGATCGGCGAGCGGAAAGAGCGATGCCGTGTCGTCGATAAACTGACACATCAACAGATTCGCGTATTCCTGCGCGCTGTATTCAAGTCGCAGCTCGTCGATATCGAACAGGTCGCAACCGCCGGCGACGGCATCCTCGACCGTGACGATCTGGCGAAACTGCCTATCCTCGCAGAGCCGGCCGCGAGTGAGTGCCGAGTGCGACGTATCGAGATGGATGTGATCGGCCTTTGCGCGCCCTCTGTTGTAATGCTCGCCGGTCCAAAAAGTGTAGGCCTCGTGCGTGACGCTCGACGGCGTTGAGAAATACGTCTTTCTCCATTTCTTGTGCATCGCCATGCCCGAGGCGACTTTGTTGAGCTGGCGAAAGCCGCTCACCCAAAAATACTCGTCGAAATAGAAATTGCCGTGATAGCTCTGCGCCGTGCGCGAGTTCGTGCCGAGGAAAATCATTTCGGCCGCGTTCGGCAGAATGATCGGATCTCCCTTTAACTCAACGTCTGCGGCCTCGGCGGCGAACTGCCGAATGTAGGACTTGAATACGTGCGCCTGTGCCTTGCTGGCCGAAAGAAAAATCTGATTGCGGCCGGTCTGCAAAGCGTCGTCTAACGCCTCACGCGCGAAATAGAACGTCGCGCCGATCTGCCGCGACTTGAGAATGTTGCGCGTGCGTTTGTCGCCGTTGCGATACCACACCTTTTGATAGCCGAACTGGCAATCGAGAAACGCCTCGTGAAGTCGCGCGATCTGCTCGTCGCTAAACTCGTTTTGCACGGCCCTTTCTTTACGCGGCGCTTTGTTGCGTGCCTCGATGTTCGGGTTTAAGTCGCTCTCTTTCCCCGTTTCGCCGTACTTGCGCACCCGCGCGAGCCGTTCGACCTGACGGCCGAGCAAGTCAATCTCTTTGAAGTCGTTACCCGTCTTTACCGGCTTGGCAATGAGCACGGATAGGCGCGTTTCAAGCGACGACTCGATGCGCTCGATCGGTTGCGCCTTATCCCACTCGTCGCGCTGTTTCCATGCCTCGACCGTCGCGCGTTTCAACTCCAGGTGATTCGCGATCGACGTGACTCGCCAACCCTGCCAGTAGAGCGCGCGCGCTATCCGGCGAGGGTCGGCATTCGATTCGAGTGCGGGGGTGATATCGGCTGTTTCGATCATGCCGGCAAGTTTCCCGCGTCACGCGCGCGCAAGCACGCCCGCCTATGTGTACCGGAAGCGCGAACAAACGCTAACCGTTGAGCGCTTGCGGCGTTGCTCGCAAGATATCAACTCACGTTGAACCCTTCCTGAACCTGTTGGAGACCTAACAATGCAATCTCGCAAGCTGTCGCTCATGTCGCTCGCTGTCGCGGCGATCGCGTTCGCTGTAACGATGGATGCACACGCGGCGACACTCGCCGCGAGCGCCGTTCTAACCCATGCCGATGCACTCTCGTTTCTGAGTGAACACGGCATGAGCATCACAGGCGCGGCCGGCCTCGGCGCGATGGCGATCGGCTCGACCGCTGCGGCCGACGCGACAAAGCTCGCGAAATCCAAGATGTTCCGCATCGCCGTCGAAGGCGCAACGACTGACGGCCGCGTGATCGAGCGTTCATGGCTCGAACAGATTGCCGCGAACTACTCGCCGACGAAATACGGCGCACGCGTCAATCTCGAACACTATCGCGGCATCGTGCCCGATGGCCCGTTCAAGGCATACGGCGACGTGCTCGCGGTCGAAACGCGTGAACTCGACGGCGAGTTTGCCGGCAAGCTCGGACTGTTCGCACAAATCGATCCTACGGCCGAGCTGATCGCGATGACGAAGGCGAAGCAGAAGATTTACACCTCGTGCGAAATCGATCCGTCATTCGCCGACACGAAACAGGCCTATCTGATCGGGCTGGCCGTGACTGATAGCCCCGCGAGCCTCGGCACCGAAATCCTTTCTTTCGCAGCTCAGAACCCGAACGCATCGCCATTCACCGGCCGCAAGGTATCGCCGACGAACCTTTTCACGGTCGCCGACGAAACCCTGATCGAGTTTGAAGAAGCGGCACAACCGGCCGTGCTGCCGGCGCTGCTGTCCCGCGTGAAAGAGCTGCTGACGGGCGCGAAGAAGAAAGAGGCGGCCGACGACTCGCGTTTCGCTGACGTGGCACAAGCATGCGAAGCGCTCGCGACGCATGGCAACGAACAGGCCGCCTCACTCGCCGCACTCACGAAGCAAATCGCCGATCTGAACGACGCGCGCAAGGTCGACCGCGAGGCATTCGACGCGCTGCAATTGCAGCTCTCGCAGACCGATAGCGGCATCAAGCGCCCCGCGTCGACCGGCTCGGCCGGCGGCGCTGTCACGACCGATTGCTAATCAGGCAATCACCCCCTTTCACTGCCCCGGAGAAAACACCACAT